CAAGGTTGTAGAAAGTTAGCATCGTGTAAACCTGCTTCACTCGTAGCGTTTAATTGATAGTAAATAAAATTGTAATCCCCGCTATGGCCGTAGTCTATAATTGGGAACATCACAACACCCGCACCTATCGTTCCTTCCGTTACGTCTTGGGTTAGGTCAAATGATGTCTTGATATTCTCGTCCGTCATCAATACGTCATAGCTTTGTACTATGTTGTTCGATGAATCTTTAAAGGCGTCTATTAGTTTCAAGTCGGCTATGTCCTGAAATAGATTTGCTTCTAACCCAAACACGACAACTTCGTATTCTTCGTCTTGAAGGTAAATCTTTTTTAGTTGAAGCGATCCTTGAATAATCGGCACACCGTCCATTCGGATTTCACAATATGCTTTGCGGTGAATATCGTACTTCGGGACTTCGGAATTGTTTACCGCTTGGGTGTCGATATTTATGTCGTAGTAATGTCCGAAGAACTCCGAGTTAATATTCGAAAAAGGTAATCGGAACGTTTGCGAGAATGGGCTATAACGTCCCATTACGTCATCCCCTTTTCCAACTTGGTAAGTTAAAGAAATCGCACCTGGGTTAGATACATCTAAAACATAAGAATCACCAACCGCCGCCGTGGCAGTTTGTGGCGTTTGTGCGTATGCTATTAATTCAATCATCCTTTGTATGTTCCCCCTTTAGTCGTAGGGCGTTCTTTTGCGTACTTGAATTTTACCTGATAGATAAACGGCGAACGCTCGTTTACATTCTTCTTTTGTATGAAGCTCGTATCGGTGATAACGATGGGGGTAACCGTTGCGCCATACTCCCCCAATAGGAAGACGTTAGGCGATATGTAAAGCGTTTCTAATAGGTCAACTTCATCTTGGCTAAATATGTCACTATTCGCCACCATTTCTTGTGTAGCGTTAACCTTAGAAATCCGTGTGCCTCCTTGATCCCCTCGGAAGTTAAAGTCTTGGTTTGCGTCTGCGTTATCCCAGTTTCCCGCGACTTGGTCGAAGGTCTTTCTTTCTATGCTTCCCGTTGTCCTTTGGTGTACTAAACTAAACGCTTGATAATCCCAACACCCAAAAGAGTTTTGCCACGCTAAAGTCACGTAGTTGTAGTCGGTATCGCCATACGTACAATCTGAACCTACTACGGTGTATTGATAAACACACGAAGCGGTAAGTAACTTATTTGCGTTACTGGGAACGGTAGTTGAATCCGTCATAAAAATAACTTCATAATACGCTACCGCACCCATAAAGAAGAACGCCTTAAACCCCGCAATCGTATTTTGTGAGTAAAGGTTTACAGGTCCTACTCCGATGTATTGCAAACGCCCTGCGTCCGTTGAAACGCTTCCAGGTGCAATTCCCCCTGCGGTTGCTGCCGTAATAAATCCTGAATCTAAAAGTACATCGCTTGAATTATACAACCCTACCCACGCAGAAACCGCTACCGAAGATTGTGGTGTTGCTCCATCCATCCCTAAACCTAACGTTCGAACTTCGTTTAAAGTCACATCTTGGTGTACTACCTCTATTTCTGATGCGGTTGTAGAAGTAAAGTTAGAGTTGATTTGTCTATCGCTAAATACTTGTTGGGTGTACGCCGTAGGTATGTATTGGTTAATCCAACTTACTTCGCTCAGGTAGTCAGGTATTCCCATATCCCAAGTGGTCGGCCTTCTTAATCCTGCCGACATAATGCACGAAATATAGTACCCCGTTAATTCGTCTATGTATTCGGTGGGATTTGTGGTTGCAGAAGTAGCGTATTCTTCCCCAAACTTCATCTCGACCTTTCGATAGTTTTCGCCGTTGTTACTACTCCAACTTTCTGCGGCAGTATTCAGTCCTAAACTATGAATGTTCTTGTCAAAGATTTCATTCACTACCGTTCCTTGGTCGGCTTTAGTTACTGCCATCCAGTCTTGAATAAGTTTATCCACGCGAATCACTCCCGCCCCTGCCCCATTCGGATAAACCTTTACCCTTGAAACCATTATACCCCCAACGTATAAATCCGCTATGTATCGGAACTTATAGTTTCCCGCTTGGTTCGTGGATGTTATCACATACATCAGTTGTTCGAACGCACCGTGTACATAACTTGTACTCGGTTGTTGTTGGACTGTCATTGCCATTATTTCGCTTCTATATTTTTATTGAGTGATAAACTTTTTCTTATTGCGTCGGCTACGTCTTCACCTATCGCTAACCCTAACCATTTCATCGCTTTCGGTTTAAGCCGTTTTAAGGTATCCGAAATGAAGAAGGTAGGCTTCAACCCTCTATGCCATATCGCGTTCGAAATAAGGTACACTAAAGACTTCCTTGGGGTGAATCTACCTTGTGCATCGCGTGTGCCTTGTAGGTTCTTTTGGATAACCCATTTATCTATCCCGCCACGTAGCCCCCTCGTTTTATTCGCACCATATTTAAAGGGCGATTCTGATTGCCTTGCGAAGATGTTTTTACTTGCCCCTTGTACTCCCTTATCTACGAACTCCCAGTAGTGAACTTGGGGTGTGATATTCACATAATAGCCATCAGAATCTTCTCCTACAATTACGGGGATAGAATCATACAACGCACCCGTGTTAACTTTGTCTTGCATACGTAAAGAGATACGCGCGTTCTTGCGCCACATCTTCCCTATCTTCTCAAGCATTTTGTTAAGGTTAGTCATTGGGTACGTCTTACCCCCTATTTCTATCGTAGGCTTAGACATCAGCTATAAGGTGCGATACAAAGGTTGTTAGAGTTTGACACCTCAATAGAAAAAGAACCACTCCACCCCGTTAACTCGTTGTCGAATCGTGCCGTGAAAGGTGTACACGTAGCGGGTAGTTCAAACTTGTAATCGTCATCTACCGTTGTGTTGCTATTCGCTAATGACTGAATAAACATATCGAGTACATCGTGAAGCAGTTGAAGGGTATCCGAATACACTTGCGTCCTATTCTTTAGGTCGGGCAGAATCATATCCGCTACTAATAATTCAATGTCATACGTTAGCACCCCATTATCTATCGTTACCCCCATAATCTCACAATACAAAAGCGGGTAATCAGGTTGTCCAAGTTTCGCAATATCGACTTGGTCTAAAGGTCCTGCGTGAAACGATTGAAGAATTAAGTGCTTTTGTTCTATGTCTTCTAAAAGCTCTACTATTTGTTTATAGGATTTCATCGGTACTGGGTTACGTCAGGCGCTTTGTCTTTGCGACTGTTGTCTTGTTCATAAGATAAGAATGTAAAAGCCGATTCTATTTCTATCTCGGTTGCCGCCTCTATTTTCAAGGGATCACCACCCGCAAGAAAATGGATAGTGGAATACCACCCCCACTTCTCAGCTATTAAATTGCCTTCTCCCCCTCCGCTAAAGAGTTGGCTAAATCTTTTGTTAATATCACGCCGATAGACAAAAAAAAATTGATGGCTCCCATTACTACGTCCATCTTCAAGTCATCCCAGTACGTGGGATCACCGTCACCTTTGTAGCTTTCTATCGTGTAGAAATCCCCCGATTCGGTTTTGATAGGGCGGTAAAGTATGCTTATGATGTAACCCAGGTTATCGAACAAACCTTGTGAGCAATACGTTTCTAAGTCGGCAAACTCCCCTACAGTTAACTTCGATAGGTTCGGGTGGAAACCATACCGCTTTCCCTTGTAATCCAATTTTGTTAGTAGCTTCTCGTCTTGTCCATCCGCGTCATTTATGCGGCTTATAATGGTGCTGATGCGTTCCATTTCAGGAATCGTGAGTTGGTTCGTTTCTTCTTTGGAAAGATTGCACATAATACAAATCGCCTCCACTATCCACTCGGTAGATTTCTCATCAAGTTTTAAATCGGCTAAAAGTTTGTATTGCTTGACGGTTATGTCAGCAAGTGAATCGGGAACGGTTATTTTCATTTTGCGGGGTTTACGGTTTTTAAGGTGGTATTTACGGGTTTGCGGTAAACGTGCGGTAAACGTGCGTGTTTACGGATAAGGTTTATGTTATAAAGTATTTGCCTGAATAGGGTGTGCCGATGCGG